GTGGCCACGCTCCTGGGCGTCAGCCGCGTCTACGTGAGCCGCGTCATGAGCGGCCACATCAACCCGGTGCCGCTGCGGTTCGTCGAGCGCGTCAACGCCAACCTGTGCCGCGTCGACTGCCCGCACCTGGGCCGCAGCCTGGCGCCCGCCGAGTGCCGCGCCTACGCGGCCCGCCCCTACCGGGCGCTGGCAGCCTCCGAGGTGGGGCACTGGCGCGCCTGCCAGAGCTGCCCCGCCAAGGCGCCGCCTGAGTCGGCGCCCACCACGTCGTTCGGGCCGGACGCCGCAGACCGTGCGGCGGCCCGTGCCGCCACCCGTTCCAACCAACCGAAACCCCACCGTCCGGAGGTGAACTCATGACCCGCTGCCCACCGCGCCAGACCCTGGTGCTCCTGTCGCAATGCCTGGCCGCCAGCGACGCGGCCCTGTCTTCCGGCGACATGGCCAAGCTCGCCCATATCAGCCGCGGCTACGCCAAAGCGGGCATGGCCCATCTGGCATCCCTCGGTGCCGCCCGGCGCGTGCCGGCCGACGATCCACGGCGCCCCGCGGGGCGGCATGGCCTGGAGGCGCACTGGACCCGCACGGAGCTGACCCTGCAGCCGCTCGCGGACAGCACATCGGCGCCCCTGCCCCGTGAACGGGGGTTGGTCTCGGACGACGCCGTGTGCACCGTCTTCGACGCCCTGCTGGACGGGCCTGCCTCGGTGACCATGCTTACCGAGATCACCTGCCTCAGCCATGAGACGCTGCGCAAGGCGCTGCTGGCCATGTACGGCCGCGGCGAAGTGGAGGTGCTGGACGTGCATGACGCACGGCGCCCCCCCTTGGGGCCCCATCACCGGGTCTGGGCGGTCGTGCGCTGCGCGCCGGCTGCAAAGGCGCCCGTGGCGACCGCCGGGGTGCAACCGTGATCGGCCCGCGCATCCCCCGCCTGCGGGTCAGCGTGCTGTCGCCCGGCTGGGCCGAAAGCGTCCTGCTGCCCCTGGTGCTCACCTTCGCGGCCGGTGTGCTGCTCGGCCTGGCCTGCCAGGACCAGCGGCTGATCGACGAGCGCGACGCAGCGCGCGCTGCCGCCTTGCAGGCCCAGCGCCGCGCCGCTGCCGCCCAGCAACTGGCCGGCCAGTGGGCGGCGGCCTGCGGCCCGGTGATGAGCCTGCCCATCGAGTCCGTGCCGGAGGTGATTCCCGCCGCAGCCTCCACCGGGAGAACGCCGTGAGCACGCCCGCCAAACCCGTCAAGCCCGCCCTCACCACCGTCGCCCAGGCCACCGAGGCGCGCGAGCAGCGCCGCCGTGCCCAGGTGCGCGCCATCAAGGCCGCCCAGCGCCAGCTCGGCCTGGACGACGGCACCTATCGCGACATGCTGGCCGCGCAGACCCGCACGCCCCAGCACCCGGGCAAGCGCTCCGCGACCGACCTGACCGTTGTCGAAGGCGCCCGCGTGCTGGACTGGATGCGCCGCCAGGGTGCCGTCAACCCGCGCCGGCCCGACACCAAGCGCCGCCCAGCGCCCGCGCCGCACCGCGCCGGCCTCATGGCCAAGGTGCATGCCCTGCTCAGCGAGCTCAGCCGCGCCACCGGCGAGGTGCACGGCATGGCCTACGCCGATGCCATTGCCAAGCGCAACGGCTGGGCCAGCTGCGTGGACTTCTGCAACGACCGCAACCTGACCGCCCTGGTGGGCGCACTCAGCCGCACGGTGCGCAGCAAGGGGGGCAGCGCATGAAAACGCCCACTCCCGCCCAGGCACCCGCGGCTGCCGCCGCGGTACCGGACACGCCCCCGCCGCGCGAACTCAACGCACGCACCCTGGCGCTGGTCGCCCACCTGCTGCCGCCCACGGCCCATGCCCTCATCCGCCGGCTGGGCGCGCAGGCCGCCGTGACGCTCATCAACACCTGGCCGGGCGTGCAGCTGGTGGTGCCCCGCCAGCCCGACGCCAACGCCGCCGGTGCGCGCCGCTGGGCCCGCTACGCCGAGCTGATCGGCGAGGAGGCCATGAAGGCCCTGGCCGCCCACTGGGGCGGTGACGTGGCCGACGTGCCGGTGTGCGTCGCGGCGCTGAACGAACAGCGCAACCGCTGGCTGATCGCCCGCTTCGATGCTCTCACCGACCCGCGCGGCCCGGCACTGAGCACCTACCGCGCCTTCGAGGAGCTGACCCTGGCGCTGGCCGAGGCCGGCCAGGAGCTCACCTTCCGCGAGGTGCAGAAGGCCGTCAACCGTGCCCCCGCAGAGCCCGCGCCCGACGCGCAGACCGACCTGTTCACTTTTCCTCACCACCACCACCCGTGAAAGGACCACCCACCGTGGCCACCCGCATCAAAGCCAAAGCCGCCACCGCGGCCATCCCGCAGTCCAAGAGCGAGGTGGCCCAGGCCATCCGCCGCCTGGGCGACACCAACCGCGAGTTCGAGCGCATCCGAACCAAGATGAACGACCTGATCGCGGCCATCACCGAAGAGTTCCAGGCCAAGCTCACGCCGCTGGCCGACGCCATGAAGGCCGAGCAGCAGGGCATCCAGACCTGGTGCGAGGCGCACCGCGTCGACCTCTGCGGCGAGGCCGACAAGCTCGGCAAGAGCGCCAACCTGGTGACAGGGGAAGTAGGCTGGCGCGTGCGCCCGCCCAGCGTGCGCATCACCAACGCCGATGGCGTGATCGAAACCCTGGTGCGCATGAACCTGCACCCCTTCGTGCGCACCCGGGCCGAGGTGAACAAGGAAGCCATCCTGGCCGACCCGGACAAGGTCCGCGGCATCGCCGGCATCACCGTGGTGCGGGGGGTGGAGGACTTCTTTGTCGTGCCGTTCGAGGCGACGGCCGAGGCGGCGGAGATCGCGGGGGTGGTGGCATGAACGCCGTTACGCCTGTTCCCGGTGGTCCTGATAGTCCTCGAAAGGCGGATGCCACGGCTCATCTTCCAGGTGCCACTCAAACGGCCACAGATCACGCACCGGCGCGTTACGCAACGACGCGAGACTGGCGAGCAGCATGCGCCGCTGCTCGTCGGGGCGGTGCCCAGGCTGCGCCCGGCTCGGCAGATGGCCGTGATGCCACGCCATGCGCGCGTGCCACAGCGCCAGGAAAACGCACGCGTGCTGCAGCCGAGCGCTATCAACGCTTCCTGAGCGAGCGTGCAGCCGGCGTTTACGCTGTGACGCAGTTATCCCATCGTGTTCAGCGATCGCTGCCTCGTGCGAGTACATCCAGTCGAGCCACTCTTCGTACTGCATGGGTCGCAGTGCATCGTAGAGCTGCCGACATAGCGCTTCGTCAAGCTCGTCGATCAGTTCGTCGGCTCGGTCTGACGCATGTCGCGGATACCAGGGGCTTTCTTCGGGCGCACGTGGGGTGGTACTGGTCATTCTGTGACCTCTCGGCGTGGTTGCTGCGGGAGCCCAGCGTATCGCTGCGGGCCGTGGCCTCCATCCCCCAGAGGGAGGAAGCGGCGTGAGCGCCGACGTCATCCAGGTGAGCGCCCCCGGGCCGGTCACCCTGATCGACGGCCGCGTCGTGGACAGCATGAGCGAGGAGTGGCGCCACGAGTGCGAGGCCCGCGCCGTGGCCCACATGCCCAGCACGCAGCAGCGGCATGAGTACATCGAGATCCGGCGCCGCGCCCGCGGCGCCGAAGCCGCGGAGGCGCTCAAGGCCCTGGCCACGCGCATCCGCTTGAAAGAAGTCCTGAGGAGGGACGAAGCATGAAACTCACCAACATCATGTTGGACCTGGAGACCATGGGCCGCGGCCCCGATGCGGCCATCGTCGCCATCGGTGCCGTCGAGTTCGGCCTCAGCGAGAGCGGCGCCGAGGTGCTCGGACGCAGCTTCTACCGCGTGGTGGACCTGGACAGCAGCGTGCACCACGGCGGCGTGATGGACGCCGAGACGGTGCTGTGGTGGCTGGGCCAGGGCGAGGCCGCCCGCCGCGAGCTGATCGACCGCCAGGCAGTCAACCTGCCCGAGGCCCTGCAGGAATTCGCCTGCTTCATCGGCCAGCCCGGCCCACAGCCCTACCTATGGGGCAACGGCGCCGGCTTCGACAACGTCATCCTGCGCCGCGCCTATGAGCGCCTCGATGTGCCACCGCCCTGGGTGCATTGGCACGACCGGTGTTTCCGCACCGTGCGCGCCGAGAACGCCCACGTGCCGGCGCCGGAGCGCCGCGGCACCCACCACAACGCCCTGGACGACGCCATGCACCAGGCGCGGCACCTGATGGCCATCTGGCAGCGCCGCGCCAGCGTGGAGGCTCTGCAGGCGGTGAAGGCGGGCGACTTCGAGCCGGAGGAGACGCACGCATGAAGAAGCAGCCAGCCACCCAGGCCGCCAAAGTCCCCATGGCCGTCGTCGATTTCGGCGTGGAGGCCTACGTCATGACCCTCGACGCCGCCACGCAGTTGACCAAGATCCTCGCCCGCGCGCAGGCGGTGCGGGAGGACTACAAGACCCCGGCCATGCGCAGCGAGTACGTCCGCCATGACGCCATCAGACCGATGTTGCGCGTCATCGACGCCAGCCAGCTGCGCGACCCGCCACCTGAGGAAGCCAACACGCCATGAGCCTCTACCGCTGCACCATCCCCCTGCAAGTCCGCTACACCGCGGGCGCCTACAACACCACCCGCGTGCGCGGCATGTCCGCCAGCAGCACCTCCGGCGCCGAGGAGGCCGTGCGCCGCCTGGCCGGCAAGCTGGCTCAGCACGGCTTCGGCCCCGCCAAGCCGGTGATCCGGCTGCTGGAGCAGGCGCCGGGCTTGGCCACCATCGCCGGCTGCGGCACCTGGGTGATCGAAGAAGCGCCCCCCGCCGCCACCCGCGACTGCCGCAAGTGCGTCAGCCGCTGCTGGAGCGGCTGCGGCCAGGCCTACGACTGCAACGCCGCCGCCGGCATGCCGCTGCCGCACGACCACCACGATGGCGTGGTGCCGAACTGGTGTCCGCTGGCCGCCGCGGCTACCGCCACCTCCACACAAGGAGCCTGACCATGTTCAAGAACCTGATCACGGCGCTGGCCTCGCGGGGGTTCGTGCCCCCGCGCGGTGCGCCCGGGAGCGTGTGATGGACCGAGACACCGCAATCGACAAGATCAAGAAGTGCCTGGCGCTGTCCAAGTCCACCAACCCGCACGAGGCAGCGGCCGCCATGCGCCAGGCCCAGGCGCTGATGAGACTGCATGGCATCGACGAGGAGACGCTGGAGCTGGCTGCCGTGAAGGAGGCCAGCCATGCCGTGGCCAGCGAACAGATCCCGACGTGGGACGGGCGACTGGCCCGCATGGTGGCTGACGCGTTCGGCTGCCGCCTGCTTATCAGTGCGTGGAAGGTCGGG